ATGGAGATTGCAGTAATAGAGAAAATAAAGAATTTACCGCAGCAGACCGAGGAAAGTTTAACGGACGCATTTGGTGTTTTAATGAGTATTGAGGACCGAAAAAGCGTTGATGAATATGTTCGCTGGATAAGAGCGGAGGCTATGAAGATAAAGAGTGTTGCTATGTATGACTTGATTAAGAAAACGTATATATATGCTGCACAGTATAGTTTCGACGATTTTATGGTTGCTATGGAATGGAACAGAGAGCCGAAAGCGCGTTTTTGGTTGCCGCGTCGAAAAGTGCTGGAAGGTAAGCATAAGATAGCGACGCAGATTCAGGAGTTTATTGATAATCCTGACATGCTGTACTTAGGTTTTTCGATGCCTCCGGGAACCGGAAAAAGCACGATGATAAAATTCCTGTTGTCGTATATTGCCGGCACAGAGCCAAAGAGCGCGAATATGTATGTAAGTTATTCGGATGGCATGATTAAAATGATGCTTGATAGTGTTAAGAGTATGTTGACCGACACGGCAGAATATTGTTTCCATGAAATATTTCCCGGCCTTGGTATGCCGGACACATCGGCTGAGTATAAAACGATTTCATATAGACGTGCGGGTGATTTTCCTACACTTGGCTTGGTGTCGCTTGGTGGTTCTGTTACGGGCCGTACACGTAGTAATAGGTTCCTTGTAACGGACGACTTGGTTAAGAATAAAGAGGAAGCGCGTTCGCCGGAGCGTTTGGAAAAGCTGTATGGAGATTATACGGCCACGCTTACTACACGTATGATTGGTGATTCTGTTAAGCAGATACAGCTTGGTACGATATGGAGTGCGTATGATCCGATTAGCAGAATGAAATCAGAACATGAGAATGACGCGCGATATAAATTTATTGCTATTCCTGTTTGGGACGAAAACGAACAGAGTAATTTTGAATATGAGCATCCGGACAGATACACTACCGAGAAAATACGAGATATTAAGAAAACGATAGACAGTGCGGATTTTGAATGTTTGTTTATGCAGCATGGGATTGAAAAGGAAGGTTTGGCGTTTGCTTCGGATAGTTTGAATTATTATAACGGCGTACTTCCTCCGGGCGAACCGGATAATATTGTGTTTGCGTGCGACGTTGCGTTTGGTGGCGGCGATAGTCTGAGTTTTCCGATAGCGTATATATACGGTGAAGCCGTGTATATCCACGATGTTGTTTTTGATAAAGAGGATAAGTTCGTAACAGAGCCTCGCGTTGTGGGTAAGATATTGCATCATAAATGTAAAATGGGTAGATTTGAAGCGAATAACGGCGGGGATTTTTATGCGGATGATATTAGTGCAGCGTTAAAGGAAAAGGGCTACAGCATAAATATTTCCAAGAAAAAAGCGCCTACGAATATGAGTAAACTGTCGCGAATTGAACAGCACGCTCCGAACATCAGAGAATTTTATTTTCTGGACGATGCGCATAGAACCGATGAATACAGACGCTTTATGAATGAACTTACAGGGTTTAGTTTTACAACTAAGAATGTTCACGACGACGCACCGGATAGTTTGGGACAACTCGTAGAATTTTTGACAACCGGAATAAAAAGTGTATCAGTCGCTAAAAGACCTTTCTGAAAACACAATATATTGTATTTTGGGTATTGACAAACACAATATATTGTGGTATAGTAAAAGTGCGAAAATGAATTGTGGGGTAGTCTGCCCGTTAAATGGTGGTGACGAATTTGCAGATGTTTGGTAGAGAAAAAATATATACGGATGTAGAGCGAATCACCGCCGAGAACGTGGTCGAAGTGCTCAGTAAGGCGTTGCTTACGCATAATAAAAACCAGAGCGAAATACAGTATCTTTGGGATTATTATCGTGGCAAAACGCCTATCTTGGGTAAACAGAAAGAAATCCGCAAGGAAATTAACCACAAGATTAACGTAAACCGAGCGAATGAAGTTGTAACGTTTAAACGTGGTTATGGTTTTGGAGAACCTATCCAGTATATCCGCAGAGGCCAAAAGGAAAGTTTGACCGATGGAATAAATGCGTTAAACGAGTACATGTTCCAGGAGGACAAGCAAGCCAAGGATAGCGAACTTGCAGAGTGGTTTTACGTATGCGGAGTAGGTAATCGCATGGTTTTACCCGGCCCCGACGCTGACGAGCCGTTTAAGATTCACACGCTTGATCCGCGATACAGTTTCGTAGTTCGATATAACGGATTGGGCGAAAAGGTTGTAATGGCAGTTAAGTTTATCGTGAAAGAAAATAAACTGCCTGTATATAGCATATACACACCGGAATTCTACTTTGAAATTGAAAACGGTGTAATTACAAAAAATGAAGCTCACGTGTTAGGTTGTGTACCGATATTTGAATATAGAACCGGCGCAGCTATGTTGGGAGCGTTCGAAATTGTATTACCGCTTCTTGATGCGATAAACGAAGCCGAATCGAACCGTCTTGATGATGTAGTTCAGTTTGTAAATAGTTTCTTAGCGTTGTTAGGTGGCACGATTGACGACGAAACAGCGAAAAAACTTGACGAATATAAAATGTTGTGCTTGCCGGAAGGTGTTGACGCTAAATATTTGTCCGCTGCTTTGAATCAGAACGATATTCAGGTTCTTGTAAACAATCTGTATGAAACGGTGCTGACGATTACGGGCTTACCGAACCGAAACGGTGGCAGTAGCACAAGCGATACCGGAAGCGCTGTTATAATGCGTGATGGCTGGGAATCTGCCGAAGCACAGATGAAATCCATTGAAAACGAGTTTAAGAGAAGCGAAAAAGAGTTTTTGAGGCTTGTTTTAAGGATTTTGAAGGATATGGTTGGCATTGACCTGAATGTACGCGATATCGACATAAAATTTTCGAGAAGAAATTACGATAATTTACAGACCAAGAGCCAAGTGCTTACTACGATGCTGAATAATCCGAGAATTCATCCGGAATTAGCGTTTTTACATAGCGGTATGTTCCTCGATCCGGAGGGTGCATATTTGCAGAGTAAGCAGTGGTGGGAAGAAAACCAAAAGGAGGCGGCAAAACGTGAAGTACAAGGTGACAACAAGAAAGGCACCGGCCCCGAAAGCACCGGAACCTCAGAGAGTGGAACAGACACCACAGCCGGCGGGAAAGCCGAAGAAGAAAACTAAAGCAGAGGTGTAATTTTATGACACCAATAAGATGCCCTGTTTGCGGACGATTGCTCGGATATTTCGATGGCAAAGGCGAGGTCCGATGTCCGCGTTGTAGGAAAGATGATAAAGTGTATTTTGACACAAAGAAAAAAATAATAGAAATAAGAGCGTCTTGAACGCCAGCTACCGAGGAATACTCGGCGGTTGGCGTTTTTTTAATGGTTAGAGAAAACCGAAATCGCAAACGTCAGGTAAAAGACGTAAAAACGGAAAAACGAGAGAGAACTCGACAAAACGCAAAGGAGAATTTGTTATGAAAATTGATGTAACAAAAATCGAAGGTTATGAGAACATGACCGCGGAGGAAAAACTCGCAGCGTTGGAGGCTATGGATATTCCTGAACCGGAAGATAACAGCGAGAGATTAAAGGAATTGCTTGACAAGGCAAATTCGGAAGCGGCGAATTACAAAAAGCAGCTTCGTGAGAAAATGTCACAGGACGAGCAGAAAGCAGCTCAGCAGAAGGAAGAAATGGACGCAGTGAAAGCAGAACTTGAAACCTTGCGCCAGGAAAAAGCAATAACGGATTTAACGAAACGCTGGATGGGCATTGGTTATTCAGAGGAACTTGCTACTGCTACCGCCAAGGCTTCTGCTACCGGTGATATGGATGCCGTCTTTAAGAATCACGCAAAATTCTTAGCAGACCGCGAAAAAGCACTCAAAGCTGAAATGCTGAAATTAACGCCGACACCTCCCGCCGGTGATGGAGATAAGAAAACAACCAAGGAAGATTTTGCAAAAATGTCCTTGGCCGAAAAACAGAAATTTGCTACGGAAAACCCGGAAGCATATAAGGAATTTTATTCATACAAGGAGGAATAAAAAATGGCACATAAAATCTATGACAATTTCGTCCTCGCTAACGAAATCGAGGACCAGTACAATTCGATGCTTGACCTTGCTCAGTTCTGCACAGTTGACAATAGCTTAACTGGTGTTCCTGGTATGGTTAAGAAAATCAATGTTTATTCAGCAACAAACGGCACCGAGAAGCTTGCTATGGGTGTTGGTAACTCCAAGAATATTGAAGTGGATTACACACCAGAAGAATATAGAATTCTCTTGGCACAGAACCGCTTCAAGTATTATGACGAACAGGAAATGACCGATCCTATGGTTGTAACCACCGGTGTTCGTCACATGGCAGTTGATATGTTCAACACTGTAAACGCTGATGTGTTCGCAGAGTTTAACAAGGCTACCATAACACACAGCACTTCTGCACCTGATTTCGGTTGCTTTGCAGACGCTGCGGCTCTCTTGAACGTAGAGAACCTCGAAGGACTTGGACTTTTTGCCTTTGTAAATCCCAAGGATATGGCAAAAGTTCGTAAGGCTTTGAAAGACGAGCTTAAGTATGTTGAAGCGTTTGCTAAGAATGGTTACGTAGGTACTATCGC